TTAAAGAAAAACTAGTTAATTCAAGAGGATTTATGGCGTTCAGTACGTGGCAAAACAGTAGGAGCCGCAGTAGTAGCTTCATTAGGTTTTGAAGCAGCCTGTCGCATGGTCTCCATTTCTTGATGCATATTCGAAATCTTCTCCATCAATTGAGCGACTTGATGACGTAAAATTTCATTTTCATCCCTTTTTGCGCGTGCCGATGGAGATTGCGCGTCGGGTAACAAAAATGTATTAGGTTTAAAAGTCAAGGGCTTAGACAAGTCGGCCGGGAGGAGCAAATTAAGTTTACTAGAAAGAAAACTTTGATGTTCCGTAAAACCGACACTAAAAACTATCAAAGCCATGAACAACACAAAAAATTTATGTGCCGGTGTGCGAAGCATGACAAACAAATAAAAAAGTAAGGACAGAAGCAACACCTGCAATATGGTGATATAATGCAAAAACGCCATGAATATCAACAAAAATGAAAACATGATGTTGCGTGTCGAGGGTTTAACAATGGCCGGGACAAACAATATAGCTGAATAAGCCACAACGTACTTATATTTCACCATATATCCAAGCAACCACGCAAAAGCGGAAGCAATGGATTTAAGAACAATAGGAACGTCCGGATCCGATATAAATTTCAAAATAGCTTGAAGCAAAACTTCAAGCGGTCCACTGGCCGTACCATATTCCGAAAGCAAAGTAAAGATTCCGAGAACTGCAAAAGTAAGTCCCCAGAAATGATAAATAATGTTGTAAAACGAATTGAAGACCGACGAAAAGAAACCTTCTCCAACCTGTTGCCCACCTCTAACAGTCTGAATACCAGTAGCATGATCGTAAAATTTAGGCGGTCTGCCATTTTCCGACGGTAACATCAACGCTGAAGACGCCATGAGAACCAAGTGTGTTGTTAATGAAAGTTAATAAAATTAATATAAATTTTATAACTTAAAATAAATTTAAAAACCGAAAAATTTTAGGAAACAAACAAAATCACAATCATCGGAAGAATCAAGATAATGAGAAAATGTAGTAACGAAAAATGTGGAATTAAAAGAAGAAAATTTTTCAGAAACATAAGTAAAAACAGAAACGTTAGAAACATAGAAGGAATATGAATAGGGTGTATTTACAATTGAAAAATGATAGAGATGATGAGTATAATTAACAAGAGTGATATTATAAACAAATTGATAATCGTAAGTAACTGAAGGAATTGCGGTGGCATTAAGGACAGATTTAATTTGATGATTTAAAACAAAAAAGAGAAAAGAAGGATAAGAACGTTGAAAACCAAAAACCAATATAAGCAAAAGCAAAATAAGAAGTGGAGGAACAGGAGATGACCAGTAACGAGACAGAAAAAGATAAACCAACAAATATTCAGATAGCAAAATTTTTGATTCCAAAATAATTAAGATATGCAGTAAAAAGGATAAGACAAGTGTTAGAACTTGAAATAGGAGATTCAAAAGACTATCAAAGGCCGCGAGCGTAAGTCTATAAAACTTTTCGAGCAGAGGAGTCAAATCAAAAAGCACACGAATTATAATGTCCAATATGTCTTCCAAAAGTTCGAGAAACACTTGCCAAAAAGGTCGCACAAAAGATGAAATAGCTTGAGCCAACCAACCAGATACCGAAGTAACGCTATGAATAGATTCAAAATGTGTAGTATCACGAATTTGTTCAACGTCAACACCCATAGCTTTTGCCCAAAAGTAGTCAACAAAATTTTCGGAAAAATTTCGAAAAGTAAACGAATCCAAAAGTCGCAAATTCGCGCCAATTCCATCAAAAACTTGATCCGCAAACCGTACAGTGACATTCGTCAAAGTCCCGAAACTTCTTACATAGTCAACGAAGTCCTTGTAAAATTTTTCAAAATCTTGAACGCGAACATTAATATGATTTCTATCAAAATACCGAAGCAAATCGGTAACCACTTGTGGTATCGTCTTCCACAAAACTTCAGAATAATCATTAATTCCAATAGTATATGTTTCAAAAGTTGCCACAGCGTGGTCAAATGTATACCAATCTTCGGGGCACCGATCAACAAGAGCTTGAAAATCCTGATACAAATGATCTACGCAGATCTTAGAAGACACGTCAGAACCTTCCGTTAAAACAAAATTTCTACAACCACGAAAACTTCTAAAGACGTTGACATCATCAATAATAGACGATTCCGCGAATAATGTATCGTTACAAACGTACTTAAATCCGGCAGTAGCCAAAGAAACAGTAGAATAAGAATCGACAAACTGCGAAAAAACAAGAGCGCGATATCCACCATCAGAAAAAGTCAAAAACGGAAAATCACTCTGCAAAAGAACCGAAAAGGGATCTACAAATCTTTTGTCACCGTTCAACAGACTCTTATGGACAAGCAATGGACGATTATTAGACACATTGCAATAAAATTCAAACTGTCCCTCTCGCAAAGGAAACACATCAGCAAGCAAAGTGGATTTGGCAAGACGATAATGGCGAAACAAATTTTTAGAGTACCCACTGCATATAAAGAGACCATCAACGTTCTTCTTGATAACACCGAAGCATAAGGAGGAAAGACGACAATCAATATCTTCATTAAACGACTTATTATAAGCAGACATGCACACAGGGTCCAAAAACGTCTCAGAAACAGTAAGAATACGAGATTCCAAATCAGCCAAGCAAAAGGACAGTATTCTACGATAATAGTCGATAGACCTAAAACCTGCAACGACGGCATCATCAACAATATAACGATTCGCCAATACACCAAACGGTATCATGGACATTCTTTTATGATTTTCGGAAACATAATCCACTCTGTCCTGTATTTCCTTTCTAAGAGAGTCAAGCTCTTCAATCAATCTCTTAGCCTGATTACTAGTCACAAGCCCAAAAATTTTTAAATAGTAGGAAGCGTTTTCATATTTCGAAATAAGCGAGTCCAAATAAACGTCATAAGCCCCAGGAATTTTACGAGCTCTTTCGTGATATCTAAGTCCAAAACGTTCGGTGGAACCCAAAAACGCACCGAAAAAGGAAATCAACAAAACGCACACACGCATAGCGCAATTATTATGAATTCCACAAAGTCGTAATATACCTCCAATTACCGTAGCATAACAACATTTCAAAACTCCAAAGAAGGCAAAACAACACGATACGGATTTAAATAATGTCCTTCTTCTAAAAAATACAAATTTGAAAAATTCTTATCATCATAAACCAAAGACACAAACGCACTAAAATAATAGGTAAAGTCCGCAGGGCACAAAGAATAACGATCCGACACAGCAGCACTCAAAAATGGATAAAAATAAGCGTTTTTATAATCTTTAAGGTTATCACGCAAAGAAATCAAATATTCATCTCGATGCGCCCAGCTAACCAAATCATTTCTACCCAACTTAACCAAAACCTTAACAGGATCCGGTATTATCTTCCAGTTTCCAACAGGCATGCGCAGCAAAAACTTAGAACAAAAATAAGGTACCTTGTAATGCAATAACTTACTTTCTAAATTAAACTTGAACGCCAAATTCAAGATCGAATCAACACTCTCGATCTTTCGCCTAGAAAATATGAGAGAATCGTCACCAGAAAACATACAAAATTCTCGTTCAAGAGGAAAGGTGTGTGCCAAGGTAGCCATCAAAAACAGAGTATTACCAAAAAAGGTCATAGCATCACCTGATTTACGTTGGAAAAATATTTCAGCCTTAAATTTAACCGCCGGCGACCACAATCGAGTATACACGTGCATAACACTCCATGTAGCCAATAATTCTTCAGGAAAACCCAGCATTTTAAGTATAGCCAATTCAAATTTCAAAGCGACTCTGCCTTGACTTTTGTCATATTTGGAAAAGTCGACCTCCATCATATAACGATATTGTTTATATTTTTCATAAGACAGTCTATAACTCAAGATTTTTTCAAAATCTTCCACAGCCATGTCAGTATAAACGATCTTATCAGCGCGCAAAACCGACAATAGTCTTCTTTTCAATTCTCGAACAACAGGACAAAATATTGCATTCACCTTTTTACAATGATGAGCAATAGTTTGAGGACTAACGTACTTACTTTCATTACCTAATTCCAATTTAGGTTTTGGTAATCTCTTCAAAGCAAAGTTATACAATCGCAACTCTTTAACGAAGATATTAACGTCCTGATCCTTGAAAAGCATATCCATAACTTTAACAGGTTGTGTGGCAAGCCAATCCTGTATAGACACAACATTAACACCCACCGGTTCCACGCAGAATCTATTGAATAACTGCTTATCAGCTATATACGTTCGAACAAAACGATCGACCATCTGAGACACCAAAAGGTCTTCGTTATTATCACCATACAAATCCGGCACGTTCCCATTACGCTGAAAATAAGCTTTAACAACTTGTTTTTGTGTAGTAACGACATTATCTGGACAATTAGTACGCAAACGAGACGTCAAACATTGATATCTAGGCAAACGAGGTACATAAGGCGCAGTAATAATAACTCTATCACGCGGCACAACCATGTTATCTCCCTCAAAAATCTCATTATCATAAAACTTTTGAGCAGTCGAAGCGCCTGGAAACACCACGTCGACAAATTCTTGTAACGCGGATATGGGGTTGCTAATAGACACAGGCGCGATATACGGTACAGAAAATTCATACGTATCAACGGCGGAAGTCTCAACATGATATGGAACGACATTAACACCATCATGATTTATTACAAAATCACTCAAATACTTATTCTTCCTGAACGCATCAAACGCTAACGACTCCACCGCTAACGTTTTCATTAATGGGAATTGCACTTTATCGTCATCGGACGACACTCCACCACCTTTCAATGTGGGAACTATCAATTTCTTCAATTGCGCCACTGAAAATGTTCTACGACACATAGTGGCCAACGAATCATTTTTAACAGTACAATACATAAATTCCCTCGTATGTCTTGTAATAGCCACAAGTTGATGACTCACACTATCATATATAGATATGGGTTTAACCTGTAACCTTATCAACAAAATTCTTTTAGTTTGCTTGCCTTGATACTCATGTACCGTAAAAACTTTTCCATCAAATAAACCTTTCGAGAAAAACTTTCCAACATGCAAAATAACATCTGTCTTTTCTTGCTGCGTGAACGTCAAAACAGTCGCATCTTTCCAATCAGTAAACGGTACGTCCACCAAACCTGTGATATTGCGAACTTTGATCGAATAAACAACCGTATTTTCAGTAGTAACCTTACCAGGATAAACATTAAGTGCATTAAGATGAGCCACCACATCCGCAGGGCAACGATAAGACTTGTCCAAAAATTTAACTTTAATACTGTCCAGAACCAAATCTATCTTAGAATAATAAAGTTTTACACTGCCATTTCGATTAATGAAAGGAATCTGAGCACGATCGCCGCATATAAACACTTGCCGAGCCTTAGATAGATACACACACCACATTATCTCTCCAAAATGCTTCATCAACCCTTCGTCTATCCAGAGTGTTTCAACAACACAATCCTCCTCTAACATACCACCACAATGAACCAGAAATGAATCAACTGTACGATACCGTTTGCGCAAAATACTCAATTCACTAGATACACCATACATCTCTGCCGCACGTCTTCGCATGTCTTCTGCAGTTTCTTTAGTAGCCGTCAACACAACATGTTTAACATCGTCAACCGAAAACTTATGATTTCGCAATATGTATGTAGATTTACCACATCCAGGAACACCTTCCACCAAAGTAATACAAACATCATCAAAAGAAATGTCTTTGAGTTCTATATTCTTGACATTACTATAAATAACGTCCGCATTAACAATTCTCATGTCTTTCGTAACTGACACTCTACCACACATAACACCCGCCAGCAATCTATCACCTTCAAAACATCTCTCAATATCAATTAATTTAGTTCCATCAAAACCACGCGAATATTTACCACAACCATCACGTGGTCTAACCAAATACTTGCCCGTAGACAAGTCAATTAATCCATAATCCGGCTTATTATTAGTGAACTCAATCCTGCCTGCCATGCCAGTCATAAGTGAGAGCGTACGATCATGTAACCTTTTGACGTTGTCCACTATCATCTGATTACTAACTTTCCAAATATCTCTAGCTTCAATCATAGCATTGATCAATACATCATCACTTATAACCGTTTGCTTAAATTCAGGGCAAAACTCAACGTGATCTTCAGCTTTTTCAGTAACGTCATCCACAACTTCCACATAAACAATGTCCACATAAGTAAGAAAAGGATCAAGCAACTCACGAACGTTGTTCAAAGCAGATCTGCTAATACCAATGGTACTAACTCCACCAAATTTGCAAAAATGTCGCACTATATAGGAAGCATAAGCCTCACGATCAAAACTGTCACTCAACCGTCCAGCATCGACTGGCACCACAATAGAAAATTCATTATCGGCTCTTGCAACAACATCAATAGTATCATATTGAACTGCAAGATCATGTTGAAAAATTTTGTAAATCCTGTCCACTGTTGGCAAAGTTTCAGTCTTAAAGACTCTTCTAGTAAACTCTCGACTCTCACAAACAAAGTAAGTATTAGATGCTCTATTCAGCCACACCCCAGTAATAGAAGTGTCATCATTAATACCAAGACATGTGGCGCACTGATCAACATGCATCTTAGCCAAATTACAGGCTTCGACCAAAGGAACTTCATTTTCTTTATCCAAAACAAAAGTAATAGCAAAAAGAATGTATCCATTTTTGAGAAGCCACGGAATAGCAATTAAGAAGTATCTGCAGGTGGTACGTTCCAAAACTCTTTGGATAGCATCAAAGTCCATATCAGAAATGGAAGCAAAAATATACAAAGTCTTGGAATAATTATTGGTGCGCAGCTGATCCAGTAAAGCCGGAATAGAAGCGGAATTACAAGAAGAATGAAAACCACAAAAATATGCAACAGAATTGAAAAACATATGACGAGAATAATCCATGGAAGACAGCGACGACACATATGCAAACGTCTGAGAACCCGTGATAAACGCCACAAAGCTTTGAAATATAGTAAAATTTTTGTTGAGCAGACAGTCAAGAGTCTTCATAAGCGAAGGAATGGAAACCGGACTATAATTAAAAGTCCGCGACACATATACAGTATGTTCTCTCGAACGAGTACACACTCTGTCACTACACGATGGTAAAATACTGTAATGACTACCATCATAAGCCAACCGTAATATAAGAGTAGGTTTAACAATATCTTCACCAAACTTATATTCAACAGCATTCTTCACATCCCTGACAACAATAAAAGCATGATAGTATTGCGAAAACAGAGACAACACACTTCGACCGCCCCATCCAGTAAGCTCTTCGCAAAGTTCCTTTTCTATTATGTCGTCATTGTCACGTCCACAGCCTTGTCGATAAGCCTCTTTAAGAACCAACCTCAATTTCGCAGCATCGTTATCATCTCCGCTCATCAACGCATAGTATAAACAGTTACCATCCGCTTTAACGCTATAACTTTCAACAAAATTTTCTCCGATCTTAGTATCCTCATCAATATCGACATCGTTCATACTAATTTCTTCGTCCAACATATCCGAACGAACTTTCTCAAGTATACGTGCATAAACATTCAACCCGACATATTCGGAACTGCGTTCATAAGAAAAATTTTTGAAAGTAACTCCCACACCCCAATAATCGTCCGAAACTGCGTTAAACAATTTGCAGTCCTTAGTAGAGCGTAATGCTTCTTTCATAATAGTAGATGCAAGAATTTTCGTACGTACAGCATGTTCCATACATTCGTCCTTAATTCGATCCCACACTACTTTATTCTTTTCTGTACTCAACAACTTCTTCATTCGTTTTCGCAAAAGCGCGCTAGCTATAGTGCGCATGTCCGCTCCACAAAAATGCTGAACTTCAAAAACACAAAAACAAGCGAAAGCCACAGCCTGCTCGATAGTATTAACTCGACATATACGATCCTTGTATACAAATTCAAAGTCCTCAACATGTATATTAGACAAACAACAATCACTGCCAGCAAAAACGCAGTATCCTTTGTCAAAATCCATCTTAATGCCATCGCTAACGTAAGACTCAACAAGCGGTTCAACAACTTCACAATCCGAATTATTACTGCCGACATTCTCCGATCCAGTAACATACTCGCTCCTACTATCGACATCCATGCCCTTGTCATAGCAAAGCGTATAAATTTCATCAACTCTATCATCCACACGTTTAACTTGCTCTCCAACACAAGCATCACCAACAGCAGAGTTGGAATCATTAGACAAAATAGTCAAATCACCTTCCAACAAAGACTGCACTACATCAGGACCGATCGTTTCGTCAACAAATTTAAAGTATCTATTCCGCAATGCATTCTCAAAGCCCATCATGAAATTTCGCAAATCTCTGTAAATCATCACTCTTCTAAATTTATCGGCACTGGTCTTCCTGGCACAACTGAAATTCCTCTTGTACCCCACCGCCACGATATAATGTTCGGTCGAAAAAGGGGTAGCATACGAAGATCTATGAATATAATATTTTTCAAAAACCATCAACATTTCACTAAGCAATTGCAAAGTACGATGAGAAGAAAATCCAAAGGTTTTCAAAACAAAAACACCACCGTCGGCCAATAAACTCTGCGCAATTCTAACTTCTCCAGCAATAAGAGAATAATTTTCATTTTCCTTGTCAATGACGTCGTTATGCTTGGCACCATCAGCAGTAATCAATTCATAAGGAAAACAACGTTTCTGCGCATCTTTAATAACGGAATCAACAACAGAATCCGAAGTCAAGTCCGTGTCCAACAAATCCAAAAACTTCAATTTACCAAACAAATCCAAACGACGAAGTTTATCAATACTCATGTAACATCCAGCATCAGCTTCTTTATAATAGTGCACAACCAACGTGTCACTAACTTTGCCAAGTAAAGCTTTCGAAAAACCACCAGGACCGGCACACAAATCCAAAGCATTCTTGATATCACGCAAACAGTACTGATTCAATATTTCCGTTAATTTATACTCAGCTCTCGATATAAACATAGGATCGTTCTTGTTGTAATCCATCTTAGTGTATCTCTCGACATATTCACGATAAGTTTTATCCGGTACATTATCAGAAATATAATTAGCAAACATAATAATATCTTTTTTTACTTTCGCTGACATATTCAAGTCCGCAAAATCACAAGCTATGGCGTCAACATCAGTAATATCAGACATCCCATCAAGATCGAAATCCATACCTTCTTTTACCTCGTCTCTGTCCGCACTAGTCTTACTACCAAAAATTTTTCCGATTTTATTTTTCATTCTAGAAAACCAGTTCGTATCATCAGCCACACGCTCAGTCAATGCACCGTCGCTCAATATGTCCTTTTCACCATCAACAGCTGTTTGAATTTCGACGTCCACATTGAAATTATCGGCCATAACAGCTTTAACAACTCGCTCTGGAGCCCAAATCAATTCAGGAACCAAAACCTTCGGATAAACCAACGGTACTATTTGTAAAGTGGAGAATCTAGGTATACAAGACATCCTATCAAAAGCTTGATCAAACAATCCTTCTATCTTATTTTTAATAGCCGTAACAATATATGTAGAAAACCCGATGGACTCATTAGAGATATAACGCGGCACTTCTTCAATAAATGTATACCCATCAATAGGAGATTTAGCCATGTTAAAAACCATCAAATAGAGAGGTCCTAATAAACTTTGAAAACATGACGCAGGTAGAGCCGCTTTGAAAACGGAATACAACCCTCGCGAAGAAGAGAAGAATCGTTTTATAATACCTTTGGAAAGTAAGTCTCTATCGTACTGTATACACTCCAAAACAAATTGTACCATTTTACCAACATCATATTTCCTCTTGTAGACCTCGACGTAAATAGCCAGCGATAAATGATACTTTTCATTAAAGGTCATAGACGGCATTCTAGACGTAACATCTTCTCCAAAAAATATACGATGCGTATAAGCCTGAATAAAAGACAATATCTCGACCGGTTTAAACTTGCTTTCAGTAGCTGTCATTGCATGCCCCATAACTTTATCGATCAAATCTTTATCCAGATACATCACCTTTTCTCTAACGATATCTGCAGTCTTACCACTCCGCAATGCGTCCCGATCAGTTAAAGGGAAAGTAACTTTCATTTTACCCTCCAAAGATCTGAACCAAACTTTATGGACCAAAGGAGAAAAGACCACAGAGACTGAATAGGGCAAACTAGTAACTTTAAAGTACTGAATACCGCTACGATTCTCAAGAAGCTCCATGACAAATCTATTAAGTCCGGTAGAATCAATGAACGTATTGACCATCAAATAAGACATGTAGACTCTAACCTTGTGCCTGTAAGTAATTGCCGAATCATTCTTGAAAGTAAATTCTATATATTTGCGATTCTTAGAATAAGAAAAGTAGCATTCCAAATCGTCGATATAGCCTTCTGTCATGTACATAATCCGATCATCATATATGAAACAACCACACAACTCAGTCATCTTCTTTTTAGTCATTATATCTCCAAGTTCTCTGAGTGTGACATCATAATTACTATGCAACATAATTCCATACCGCGCAGTTCTGTCGCAAAATTGAGCTTTCTGCAAACAAACCCACTTATTTCGAAACTCACGCGCCCGAGTGTCGTTGAGAAATATTCTAATTTCTTCGTCTCGTGCATCACCACACCTATCACCGCACATCCTTAATTTAATTTTCTTTATATCCGAATAGTAAAGTTTCTTCAACGCTTCTCTTCTCTGCACGTATCGCTGTACATCACGATCATCTAACATAGGACAACAACTATGTATTCCTCTATTCAAGTCCGCCAAATGCCTATAAAAATTTCCTCCAACATCAGTAGCATAATCGTCGCGTCCGTCAGTTTCATCCACAACATCATGGTCATAACCAATCATCTGTAGCAAAATAGCTCCTTCACATCTACGACTAGCTGCAGCAAAACTATGGGCATTACAAGCCTTCTTCGTGAAAATCAAATTGAGAGACGGATAAAGTCTCATCAATTTATTTTCTTGATCACTAGTCAGATCCTCAGGTATTACAACCTTCGTAACTCTCATTTTCTCCATTCTCCGAAACTCTTCACGCAACTTATCGGCACAAGCATGATCCAGAAAATCCCTAATGGGATTCGGCTCATGTGAACCTAGCCGTTGCTCTATGAACTCTTTAGCTTTAGAATCAACCAACAAAGGATCGACCAAAGCCATCGTAGCTCGAAGTACTGTTACTGCTATTATCCTC